CAGTGAATACTTTAGATGTGGCGGAAACGGTACAACCGCACGTGACCTCGTTTTCTCGGCCACAACAGGTACAAATGCAGGGGACACTCATACTTTAAACGCAAGCAGCTCTACAGGGCAGTTAATACTTTCAACAGCTAGCACGCCACGGATGCTTATTGACTCCTCAGGCAACGTAGGGATTGGCACTACGAGTCCTGCGTATCAGTGTGTAGTAGAAGGGTCGACTCCATACTTGCAGCTCAAGCAAGCAGGAACAAATACTGGAAGTTCGCGTGTCATCTTTGGAGATGCCGATACTGCATCTCCTGGTCAGATAATCTACGACCATTCCAATTCATCGCTTCAGGCAGTCGTTAATGGCACCGAACGCGCCCGCATCGACAGCTCCGGCAGGTTGTTAGTTGGCACGTCTACCAGTAGGACTAATGGTGGTCAAACGCCCCAGCTTCAACTGGAGTCAACAACAGCCAACGGAAGTTCGTTTTCTCTAACACAGAACCAAGCGGATGCAAATAGCTCGATTCTTTTATTTGGCAAGACTAGATCAACAACTGTTGGTGGCAGCGATATAGTTGCTGCTAATGATCGCCTGGGTTCAATTCGGTTTTCCGGTGGTGACGGCACTGATCTGACGTCAATCGGTGCATCGATTGAGGTTTTTGTAGACGGCACCCCTGGCGCTAACGACATGCCGGGCAGGCTAGTGTTCTCCACTACTGCCGATGGAGCGAGCAGCCCGACGGAGCGGATGAGGATCAAGAACGACGGCACGATCAACTTCTCCAACGTCGCCGTCTATGCCGATAACGCCGCTGCCAAGACTGGTGGTCTTGTCGATGGGGATGTGTACCGCACCTCCACTGGCGACCTGAAAATCGTTTACACCTAAACCTCGTAGTCCTACTCACTAACAGGGTGGGTGACCGACCCGTAACTGGTCACATAAACCTTTTAACCTGAGACCATGACCACTACCTACACCTGGAACGTAGCCAACCTTGAAAGAGAGACCTCGGACGGCTACGTATTTATTGTCCACTACACTGTGGACGCCAAGGATGACACCTATAGCGCTGGCGCTTATGGCAGTATCGGCCTAGAGCGCCCTGCAGAGGGGATGATTCCGTTTGCTGATTTGACGCCGGAAATTGTCACCCGCTGGGTCCGCGAAAAATTTGGGCCTGAAAGGGTGTTTGAAATTGAAGCCGCTCTTCAGAAGCAGATTGACGAACAGCGGACTCCGACCACATCACAAGGAATTCCTTGGAGCAATGTTACTGGAGTCCAATACGAACCGACGGTGCTACCAGAAGAAGAGGAGGAAGTCGTCCCGGTAACACCTGATGTAGATGAGTCTGTTCCAGAAGCTCCTACCGAAGAAGAGCCTGCCCCTGTGGTTGGTGTTGACGCTGAGCTTGCGCCAGTAGACAACGACACTACTGAGCCCGATGGAGGTGATGTATGACGCTAATCCTGCAGCGTCCAACTGGATCAAAGCTCACCCTCCGCCAAACGTACATCGGCACCGATGACCCTGATGCTGCTGCGTACATAGCGGCTGTAGAAGCTGCTGATGGTGAAGCCCTAGAGACTGGTGTTCAAGTGGCAATCCACTCGTTTGTGAAGGGCTGCAAGAATGATGGTATCTGGGATGCGATTAAGGCGAGTTGTATTTTGGCTGGTGCTAGGACGTTAGCTGGAGCTTTAGTGCCGCTGGTGGGTGCTGCGCCTACTAACTACAACTTCGTAGCTGGGGACTACAACCGTGAGACGGGGTTGATTGGTGATGGCAGCACTAAGTATTTGGATAGCAACAGAAATAACAATAGTGACCCGCAGGATAATTTCCATATGTCCTGTTATAGAACATCAGGGACGCAAAGAAATGAACTTTTTATGGGTACAGATAGCACAGCCGAAGCAGGGTCGTCTGTGTTTCTGCAACTCACTACTTTGTTTGTTATTAGATGTAGAACGCTTGGCGCCCAGGGCCTTTCAGTCAACCCATTAAATTTTATTGGCATTTCACGTTCGGCGTCTGGCTTTTACGTTAGAAGGGTGAATGCAAGCAACGCAATAATATCAACACCATCAGATGGAAATAGATCGCAGAATATAAATGTTTTTGCTGGTGGTGGCGTGGCATCGGGGAAAGCAACATGCCGCATCGCCTTCTACTCCATCGGCGAATCCCTAGACCTCGCCCTGCTCGATACTCGTGTCACCGACTTAATGACCGCAATCGGAGTGGCAATCCCATGACCTACACAAACCACGACCCTTTAGTCACTGCCCCTACCCCGCCTGAGATTTATGATTTCAGTGATGTCATTTTGGTGCTTCCAGAGAAGCAAGATTATCGCGTTGAGAAATGGAGGAGAACGAAGATAACTCCTTGTCCCATTGTGTCCTATTGTACAGACTGTAGGAAATATTTGCCTATCACCGAGTTCTATGTTCACAACAAAAAGAACCGAGCACGCAAGGACATTCTCGGTCAAGCCCGTGGATCATATTGCAAGGCTTGTGCTAACGAGCGCTTTCTTAAGCACGACATTAGATCCAAGCTTTTGTATGCCGCGAGGAACAGGGCGCGCATGAAAGGGTTTGAATGCAATCTAACGATAGACGATATTGTTGTTCCAGAATACTGCCCTGTTTTAGGTATTAAGCTTGAGGCCACGGTAGGCAAGGGCAGGCGCAATCTAAACGAGCTGGACCACTCTCCTAGCCTTGATCGAATTGACAATGGCAAGGGTTACGTCAAGGGCAACGTAATGGTCATTTCCTTTAGAGCCAATAACATCAAGAAAGATGCAAATCTGCAGGAGCTAAAAGCCTTGGTGAGATACCTAGAGGAGTTTGGCTCTTCTGCCACTAATCAAACGGAGGTGTTGCGATGAGCTGGATTATTACGGGGACTCAGAAGAACAACTGGACTCCTGTTGACATTGATACGGCGCTTTGGCTGGATGCTGCGGATTCGAGCACGATTACTGAGAGCGGTGGAGCTGTTAGCCAATGGGATGACAAGAGCGGCAACGGACGAAACGCATCGCAGCCCAGCTCAGTGCTGCAACCGACTTATCTTCCGACAGGCTTCAATGGAAAGCCTACGCTCGAAACCGACGGAAGCGACGTTCTTGAACTCGGCGTAACTTCACTTGGCCGAAACGTCGGCGGCATCACCGCGGCAATTGTCGGCGTACATCCAGCCGGAGCAAGTTTTAGCAACAACGCGAATGAAGTTTATATTAGCGCGGCAATAAACGCTGAAACTACACGGTTTGCTTTTACGCCAAACCCATCGGCAAGCACAGCCAATCGATATGCATTCGCTGGAAGACGCTTGGATGCGGATTCGTATCAAACAGCATCAAGTTCCACTAATTCAGTTGCGAACAGTGGCAACCCGTGGATTCGCGTGGGCCAGATAGTATATTCGTCCGGTGTAGCAAATCACTGGACCGATGGCACGCAAGACCTAACCAACAAATCATTCCAAACGACTGGAGTTACAAGCGACACAGATTCACTTCGTGGATCAGTATTTGGTGGGATCGCAGGACTACCGAACGGTTCACAGCTCTGCGAAATCGTGGTTGCACACTCAACGATGGCCACCGCTGTCCGACAGAAACTAGAAGGCTACCTAGCCCACAAATGGGGACTCACTGCAAACCTCCCTGCCGATCACCCATACAAAACAGCAGTTCCTGTACCTTAACCCGCCCTCGTAGTGTCCCCGACTAATCCTTCTAAGTATGCCAACGCAACTCATCAAGAAGTACATCGAAGAACTTGCTCGTTGGTTGCGTAATCAAAACGATTATGATGACTTCGAGTATGGAACAGAAGTCATCCCTGGGGACAAAACGTGGTGCAAGCACTGTGAATCTTGTTCCTGTAAAATACAAAGTAAGGATGATAATTAGTTAGATGTCACAGACTAAGGCCCAATTAATTTCTGACGGAAGTATCGTCAATGCTAGCATTAACGCCTCGGCTGCCATCTCTGGTACAAAAATCAACCCAGATTTCGGCAGCCAGACGATTAAAACGACTGGCACAATTGGCATTGCTGTCACACCAGCAGCAAACACACGCTTAGACCTTAATGGGGCGTACGCAGGTAATGTTACGGCCGTATCGGCTCTAGATATCAACTGCAGCGCCGGTAATTACTTCACTAAAACCATCAGTACTAATAGCACTTTTACTTTCTCCAATGTTGCCTCCAGTCGAGCTATTGCCTTCACTTTGGAACTAACCCACACCAGTGGTACGGTTACATGGCCAGCATCCGTGAAGTGGCCAAGCGATGCAGCCCCTACACTGACGACAGGGAAAACGCATCTGTTTATGTTCGTAACCGACGACGGTGGTACTCGGTGGCGTGGTGCTGCCCTCGTTGACTACGTGAACTGATCGTGGATCCTCGTACTCAATCTTTGTTGATGGCTGCAGGTAGCGGGGCTCCTGCTGTACAGATAGGCACTGTGTTGTGGCAAGGCACCAATGACAGCTCAGTCACATTGACGCCTGGATCGACGACATACACCACCAGCGGCAATACAGACGGTGACCAGACCTACGGGGACACAGTGCCAACCGTTACGGCGACGGGGTGGTATTTAGACGTTCAGCTTTTGCAGGGCTTCGACAGTTCGCCAACTCGTGTTGCTTGGCTCGGCGTGTGCAACACGACAGCGGCTTTTAACTACACAGCATCGCCACGACCGTATACGGGCTGGTATTGGAGTGGAGCTATTTGGTATCCACCAAGTAACACAGACAGCACCAACGCTAGCGCATTGACTGCTGCTACATATCGCATTGCCATGCGAAGTGAATCAGGGACGCCGAAGATCTACTTCCGCAAAGTTGGCGGTGCTGTTCGCGGCCCCATCGATGTACCCACTGGTACACTTCGTCTGATGATGTTAGGCCAAGGAGGTTTTCCCCTTCCGGAAGCCACTATTCTCAACTCAGGTGCCGTCTATGAGGGCGGAGGAGGACTCTTCTAATGTTCATCAACACCACCACACTGGAATACCCAGTCAGCTTTGAACAGATCCGACAGGCCAATCCCGGCGTATCGTTTTCGGCTCCACCCGTAGACGGTGATGTGCGCCCCTATGGCTACGCACTCGTGCGGCAGTCGGAAGCCCCAACGCCAGGCGCCACTGAAACGCTTGTAGAGGCTACCCCTGTCGAAATCGACGGAACATGGACTCAGCAATGGACCATACGTCCCGCTACAGACGAAGAATTGCTGCTGCGCTGCAAATATCAGCAATTGTGGGACGGTCTTTTGATCTCTGCTGCCTATCAAAAGATACGCAGTCAAGCGTGTTTGGACCTCTCCTTAAACGTGGCGTGCACAGAGTTCATGGCAGCCATGAGTGACGCTAAGTCCGGTCGTGCTAATCGCAATGCGCTACAAGCCTGCATTAGCCTTGTACTTGCTGCTGCTAATTTAGACGAAGCAGACCTGCAAGAACTTAAACAGCTCTTTGTAGATGCCAATATGGATGGCGTGTATAACTTAAGCTAGGTGCTTTCGCCCTGCTCACTAATTAACTCTTCTACCATAATAAAAACAACCAAAAAAATGCCTACCTTTGGAGCTGATCAGCTTTCAGGAAGGATCGTCGGAAACTTCTCGTACTTCGCATCAGAAGCGCGGATGGCCAGACCTTTAACGAAAGGTCGTCCGCCCTTCGAGAACGATTTAATGCCATCGATTTTCAACTGGTTTTGACAGCAGTCCATCACCAATGAAATGAACCGTTTCTGACCCACTGGCTTAGAACCAGTGTCCTCACAGTAGGAACAGTAGCTGGCGTACAGGTGATATTTTGAATTGCAATACCGCTCCTGAGCATCTTTAGCGGCTGGAATTTTCTTACCGACTGCAGTGGTCGCCTTCTCATCCCGCACGATCTCCGACTGTAACCACTCCACTAGGTTGTTACTGTTGAGCAGGATCTCATTCCGCACCCGCTGGAGTGAGGGAACCATTTCGTAGGTGTCGAGCAGGTATTGACGCATTTCATCGTCGCTCATCTCTAACACCCAGTTCACCAAGCCGGGTAAATAATGCTTCCATAAGCCCTTTACGATGCCTTGATCGAGCTTAATCATTTCCTTGGCTTCCGAACTCTTGTCGTAAAGCGGGCGGTTGAACTCGACGGTGAGGCGGCGACGGCTCAAGCCACTGGTGTTATCCGTTGTCTGGATCGGTTCGTTGGCTACTACCATGACCATGCCGGTATAGACGAACGGCTCTCCAACGTTCTTATTTTTCTCCTCAAAGCGGAGGTTGTCACCACCGGTCAAGGCCTTAAAGATCTGGGCAGAACCGCCGTAACGCTCCGAATCATTGATCAGCGTCATCCGCTTACCCTTGATCGAAGCAACCTCAAACCGGCTTTGCTCAAGCTGATTCAAGGTTGTACTGGCATAATTTCCCGAGCCAACCATGGCGCAGCAGAGGTTAGCGAACGTAGATTTACCACGACCACCAGGACCGATCACCTCGAGGAACCGTTGCAGCTCCTGGCCTTGAGCTACCAAACAGGCTCTCAACCATGCCCGAAGCACCTGGACCCGACCTTCATCTCCGTATTGTGTACGCTGCAGCCAGTTGATGATCGGACCGGGGTCAGCACCGGGATCGTAATCAAAATCGAGACCCCAGGTAATGTGATTATCCCGGTCATGCTCGAGGAATTCACCAGTATTGAGCTCTAGAACCCCATTCTTGAAGGCGAGCTTGTCGGGTTCATCATCCCAATAGTCGTGAAGGAGGTACGCTTTGGTGAGATTAGCGACATCATTCAGTAGGTGAGAGGTAAAACCACCTGGCACCTGTACAGAACGTTCAGTTACAAATAAGTCTTGAATGGTGTACTTATATTCGTTGGCGTGGCTTTCTCTACGCCATGTTCCTCGGTCCTTCTCATAGAACATGAAGGTGTCAAACTTCGGGTCGTAGAGCCAACCGCATTGTTTCATCATTACGGTGACGGTTTCCGCGAGTTCAGAAGCAGGTGGTGTACGTGGTTTACCCTTCCCGCTACTGCGTTGACGCACCTCATCCTCTTCGTCTTCGTCAGGTCCGCCCAGTATCTCATTGATTTTACGGTTGAGGTTATAGCCTCCTCGTCCAATCGTCGGCTCTTCGTCATCACTGAACAGTTCAGCAGCTTTCTGGGCCAGTACTTCAGGTGATTCAACGACGAATCCACCCAGATCGATGAAACCATCTTCCTTTGCTTTAGCACGCAAAGTCTGGAGACCTCTGGCGCCGTCAGGGCTTGGTCCACCAGGAAGACGCTCAAACGAACGCCACTTATCCTCACAGACACCGTCTTGGAAGTTATCGGCCTGAGCAGACCACTCAACCCAGTCCTCGAACAGATTCTCCGAGACCTGGTGGAGGGACATGCCAACAGCAAGCCACTCTTCGTAGTCTTCAGCACGCTCCAGATCTAGGTTCTCAAGGTAAACGCGAGCCTCATTTTCGGCCTCCTCGATCTGATATTTGGAACCTTCCTCGTAAGTTAGGTTAACCTGTTGGGTAATGACCCCACCGGTTACAGGCTTCCGGTATTTGTTAGTTGGAAACGCCTTGACAATCACTTTGTACAGCCACTCCGGGAGCTCGGGTGGATTCTTGGCGTATTCGAAACCTCCGTGTGGTGTCGTAAAGTAGCCGTCCGTTTCAGGGTGAGCACCCATGACCGCCCCCTGCCTGGAGCGGAACAGGATCTCGAACGATGGGATTCCGATTTTGATTGTCGCCTTGTCCGGCAACATCGGAAGTTTGGCGGTTGGGATGCTGTACAACATCCGCATCCGGCCTTCTTTACCCGATGAAATCGTCAGCGTCGGCGGGAAAACGACATCAAGCGGACCGCCGGCCAACTCTTCTAACTCAGGTATCGCATCTGGACCATCAATATCAACCCAAACCAGACCGCCTTCATTGGACCATTGGCCGGTCAGCAGACCAACTCCCGTGGCGCGACCTTGATCCAGTTCTTGTTGGATCTGCTCGACGGTGTAAGGTGAGGTGGTCCAACCAGCTACATAAGCCCGTTTACCATTCAGAGGGGTAAGCGCCCAATCCGGTGGGATCAGATCAAGGTCGATCTGCCCTGGCTTGAGGTGTTTTCGTGGTCGTTGGGGCTCGGGTGTAGCGGTCGTCACAGTCCTGTTATTGCAAGCGTTTTGGACGCCAGGATCACGTTAGCCTGCATCGGCTGCGATGGCTAGTCTGAAACCTGTAGTCTTCCTGTCATTCCAAGGTAGGGCGGATACATCTGCGTTAAACGCATCTCATGCCGAATCTCAGGAGTTTTCCTCTTCGGCTAGACCAGGCAGAATCTCACTGTAATATTTTGTGACGGCATCAAGCCACTTCTGCTTATACTTCTCGATTGTTCCGCCCTGGACTGCGAAAACCTGGGACCGTTCCCGCGTCGCGACGAAAATCATCAGGATTTCAGGAACAATACCAACCGTATGCTCGAGGGCCATGGCGTAAGCACCCATCTGCATCATGCATTTCTGGTATTTCATGAAGCCTGCCCGCTTCATTCCGTACTCGGATTTAATCGTGTCAGGCCCCGGCCAACGCGAATAATAAGGACCGTTTGACGTTTTAAGGTCGCCGAGCACAACCTTATTCTTATATTCAGCGACGATATCGGGTGCACCAGCCCAGCCCCAGTTCTCACCTTCATTCACGCCTGGATGCCAAACCCGGCTAATTCCGTCACCACCCATGGTCCACGGGAATGCGTCACCCGCTGGATTCTCCGCCCAGATGACGCGACCTAGTTTGTCGAGGTTTTCGGGTAAACCATCCCAGAATTGGGCAATTTCCTCGTCCTCGATCACCGGATTTTTATTGATGCCGAGGAGGTACTCCTCCATCAGGGAGTGAACTTTGGTACCCCGTGCTGCGGCTGCTTCTCTACCGCCTGGATTTTTCTTTGCCCAGCGTTCTAACGCAGCCTTGTTCCCGCCAGTTGCTGACAGGATTGTGGTTACCGATGGAAGAGCTCCGTAGGGAGTTTTGTAGTGACGGGATCCATTGATTGTTAGGCGTGTATCTCCCTCCGACCGGTAATCCATAAACTGCCGATAATCTTTTTCGGCAGAGTACTCTGTATAAACTTTTCGCCCTAATTTGCTTTGCGGCGGAATTTCTGCGACTTTTTCATCCATTACCAGGGGCATTAGGGTTGTCCAGCTCCTGACAAAGTACTGGATTCTCCTCCTGCTGTCTAGGATCTCAGCGGATGCAGTGCTCGTAAAATAGGTGAAAACTATCGGTGCGGTTTAGTGTATGAGGTTCCTCAGGTTGTAGGACGGCATGCCATCTACGAACTCTTTGGTGGAAATCCGACCCTTCTAGATAATGAAGAGTTTGTGAAGACGGCACTGATGGAATCGGCAGATGCAGCTGGAGCAACCCTTTTGAGCCTCGTCACCCATAAATTCGAACCTCAGGGCGTAACCGCAATTGCCCTGCTCGCCGAATCACACATTTCGCTCCACTCCTGGCCTCAATACGGATACGCATCTATCGATGCTTACACTTGTGGCGAGCACACGGATCCAGAAGCTGCCTGTCACAGCTTGAAGTACGCATTCGAATCAACCCATGGATCTTTGCGGTTACTGAAGAGGGATGCCTCTTTTGAACACCCTCAATCCCCTTCTACTTCACCCGTTTCTGGGTGTGGCGGATTGAAGCAACCTTCGATGTTGGCTGCAAACTGCATCGATTGATACTGCCCCACGTGCTTTTGAATCCGAGCATGAATATCGAATGCGCTGCGGACTGCATCTTCTGGCGTAATCATCAGTTTGCTATTTGAGAGCAATCCGGCTGTAAGAACTGTAATACAAAGTTCTTGCGGGTTGGTTGTAAAAGCCCGCAGGCTTCGCCCGTTGTCTGTGAAGGAGGACAGCAGGAAAGAGATTGCTTCTAAATGGCCAGTAGCCTTTTCGTCGGTCATGGTTGGTCTACCTGATCCTTCACGTGGTACAAACTGATTGTCTGCTTCTTAATAACAGTTTCGAGCAGGCCTTCATCTTGGAGCGCACTGAGTCGGCGTTGAATCGTGCGATGGTTGCGCTCGAATTTTTTTACGATCTCAGTTACCGGAATAAGTACAAAACGACTCCCTTTAAATTCGGTTGAGATCTCTAGCAAGTATGCATGAAGCTGCATAGCGAGATCGTCCATCAAGTCGCTATGTCGGAATGCGGGTCGGACCACTTTCTAGGCCTATTTTTTACTACAGATGCGATTCTACAGGTGCTTAGCCTTGTACTGCACCGGCTTCTTTTTGACGTGAATTGTACTTAGTTACGCCTTTTTTAGCTGTTTCAAGATCCATCGTCCAGCATGGCTCCCAATCGTGTGCTCCACTTGGGAAACGGTACAGAACATGGCCAGTATTACCGTGCTTTAGGCTTTTGATTTGATAGCCCTCGAACTCGATGGACTCGAGGATTTCGGAAGGGCCGCCGCGATATTTAGCCTGTTTTCGGATCTTCATTGTAGAAGGGTTATAACAGACAAATTTTAGCGGCCTTCACTTAGCAGACAAGTTTTTCTGCCAACCACGCCGAAGGAAGCCATAATCTCGTGGTTCGGTAACGGGACCCACTCGAGTGCAGACACCACAGCGGCTGTTGTGGTAGGTAGCACAATGAGTGGATGGTCCAAAATACTCACCATCTTCGTACCAGCGGCCCCATAGTTGCCCGCAATCGTGACAAACCCAATCGGGTTGTTGTGTAGAAATTTGCTCCATTAGTACTTACGCATTCCTCCAATGAAACGGAGGATAGTTTTGATCAGGCTTGCGGCGCGGACCATACCAGCAATTGTGACGCTAGGCTCAGGGCAGTTCATTGTGACTGTTGTTCATCGTAAGGCGCATAGATTTCCTGTTGTTCGATGAATTTTTCGGCATCTCGTTTAGCTTGGTGGTAACCTTGAAGCCATTCTTCGGTCATCTTAGGCTGACCCATATAGGCGACGTAATTAACCGTCATCCTGCGGATCAGTCTCTCCTTCAGTAGATTCAGTTTCATCGATTTTTACCAGCAGAAAAGATCCGTCATCTTGGTCCAGAAACTCGATTTGGTCTCCTTCTTTCCAATCGAGTAAATTCCAGAGCTCATCCGGGAGGGTAAGAACACCGTCCTCATCAATAGGTAGCGTCCAGGTGCTAGTTTCATTTAGCATCACCGTCGATTCCATCAAGGTAGCGCTGAAATTCCTCTCGGAAATATGAACGCATTTGAGAAAAGATTTCATCTTTGGAAGCGAACGTGGTGAGAGTGTATGGCTCGTCTTGAATATTCTTTTCTTTCTTGTATGTACGATCCACATCGTAAGAAAGGTCCATCACCATCCTAAAGAGGTCCTTGGGGCGAACTGAATGCATATCCAGCTCGGTGTTAATTTTCTCATCGAGGATCCGCATCAATTCAACGATGCGAGTGCTCTCTTCAGAGAAAAGCCTGGCGTAGGTATCGAAGTCGTCCTTGTGGTACCCGTACATAAAACGGAACTCCAGGGTGCATCCTATCGTAGCGGGATAAACCCCTGGAGCCAAGAATCGTAAGATACTCTTTCGAATTTAGGTAGGGCGGGATTATCCGCCTACGGTGATCTACGTTGCGGCCCAGGGGAATCCTTCGTTTAATGCAGCTTGCCTCGCTGCACCCTATCGGTCAGGCTGGACTCGAACCAGCTACTGAATGTGTTGTCCACGTGCCTTTCCCTTTGGCGTCTGACCGGACAAATAGTGGGGCGACGTTGTCGGACGCCGCCTGAACCGTGGCCCCCTCCAGGCTATCTGCCTGGCGCGTGACCAGATGCCCCATCGAAAAGAGAGTGGGAACTTTTTAATTGTAACAGTTTCACATGGACTTGGGAATACCCTGCTTCCCAAATTTTTCCATCAGTTCTTCGATGCTCTCCATCGATTCCAGGCGCACCAGAATATCAGTCAGCGTAGAGATGGTGACGGGATGTTCGGTACGCGCGGCGAAAGCAAGGGCTTCTCGCAGGGAGGCGGCGGCTTTTTCGGTTGCTTCGCGAACCTGGGAAGAGAGGGCCATTTCAGTTTCTTTGGGTTTCCGTATTGTAGGGGCAATTACGTACATTTGACTGTGTTTCAGCAACTGTTTTATTTTTACAGCGCTGAAACACAGAACGGAACCGAGAAGACCCTACCTTTTGGTGTGGTTTTTACTTCCCTTGCCCGCGCATTTTCTTTTCACCTCGGACCTTAAATGAACCGAGTTTCCGCATTCCGTGTCCGATGGACGTACGCTTCTTGATGGGATCGCGGTGGAGTTGACCGTTGAGGGATTTCTTACCGGCCATGAGGTGTGCCTGTGGTGCCTAGACACGATACCGCATTTTACAGGTTTTTTAACCCTTATCTTAATGATCTCTTTGTAGTCTCAATTACATACAGAAAATTGTATCTGGCTAGACTGGGCATTATGTCTGAATCAGATGTCTAATAACTTCGAGCTTTTAGAGGTAGCGTTTGATCCCGACGACTTCAGCACCTCACTAGAAGATGAATTTCTCCTTACACGCATCTCCAACGAACTAAAAGCAGTTACTGATATTGATCAACTCCGTGTAGGAGCAATAAAACTTTTGGAACTAGCAGTACATCGTCAGGCTGTTATCCGTGGACTGGTAAAAAGGATCGCCAACATTGAAGGTGAAGCGATCAAGACCTATTACGAAGACTGAATTCTTCTTTGCTTTGATTTGTCTTACCTTGGATCTTCCAAAGTATTTGCT